TTTGAATGTACCCCAGGTCTCTTCTTTTTTGCTTGCCCTTTATAGTTACCTATACTTAATACTCTTGCCATATTTTTACGACTAAATCACCTGTGCCTTTTATTAAGCGGTGATATGTGCCTTTGGGTATAAATAGCTTGTTATCATGTAAAGATACAGGAAGTGTGTTGTCAAATTGGAATTGCCAATTAGTTTGATTAATAGATTCTATCCAACGATCTTCTCTATCTCTATGCCAAACGAATTCATCTTCTGGAGTATTCTGAGTGAACTCCCTAATTAAATAACTTTCTTTTTTTGTCTCTATGTAAGGTCTACCAGTATCCACTAAAGTTTTTTGCTCCTCCTAATGACTTCCAGTATCGTCCTACATTACAAGCCCAGTAGCCTGGTTTTGTTTTATCTTTTTTAGTAGCACATTTATGTCTTGCTGCAAATGATGCTCTTGCTCCTTTTTCTTTTATCTTAACACTTAAACCTGTTGTTCCTCCAAATGATACTTTAACAACATTTCCTTTTTTGTTTTTAGTATATACAAAGAACTTTTTAGAGCCGCCTCTTTTAGGTTTGTTTAAAGGTACATCCTTACCTTTGTATTTAGCTTCTTTAACACCTACTTTAGCTTTATCTTTTAATACTTCAGCTTTTTGATCATCAGTACATTTTTCATAATCGCAGTTAAATTTACGATGAGCAATTAAATCTAATCTAAGTAATTCTTCTTGATTATATTTTCTATCTTCTTTTAGTGAATAAAAATTATCATCATTATCCCAATCTTCTTCATCGTCTTTAGAAACTTCATCATGTACATCTTGTACCATATCTTGATTGTTCTGTCTACGTACCTCATCCCAAGTCATATCAAATAGTTTTCGAGATGCTATTTCGTATTCATCATCTTCATCAATTTCATTTAACATAGGTAAATCTAATGGTACTTTTTGTCCATTATACTCTCCATATAATCCTATATCTGTTGTTTCTATAAGATTTGCATCTTCTACTTCAAGTTCAATTATACCGTCTCTCCAAGCATCTCTTGCTTCAGCAAATAATTGTATATAGCTTTCGCTAGAATAGCGGTAGACATTCTCATGTAAAGAGAGATTGTTATCTACATGGTACTGTAGAGATGGAAGTCCAATAATATCTTTTATTTTAATCATATTTCAAAGTCTTTTCTATAAAATTTACCAAGAACATTGTCATTAATGAATAATGAGTCGTGTTCTAGTACCTCTTTTATAAATAGGTATTTACATTCATAGTAAGTTAAAAGTTTTTTAGTTGGAACGTAGCAAAGTATTTTTCTTTCAAATCCCTCTCCACCTTCTTCTTTTAAGAGCTTTAAAATTTCTTTATGAGATCCATGGTAATCTTTCCAATCTGATTCTGTAATAACTTTTTGTTTAAGAGGAACTCTTCCTTTAATACCTTTAGCTTTACGTTCTTCTCTAAGAGCTTCTAATGCTCGTTTTCCTAGTCGTTTATTACGTTCAAAGAATAAAACTTTTTTACCTATGTACTTCTTACCGGAAGATTTATGAGTTGTTTCATATATAAATCCATATGTTCCTTCCGGCATGTCGTTTATTTCGGTAACTAATCTACCTTTATAAGTCCATGTTGGCATAGTTATCATTTTAATTTATCTTGTTAGATAAATTGTTTACTTATTAAGCAAATTTTATTTGCTGGATTGTAGTACCGTCTGGAGTAAAGTATAAACAACCTGCTCCTGCTGATCCTGAATGGAAGATTGAACCTCCAATTAGTGATTTCTTAGGTGGTGTTGTTTCTAATCTCTCTAGTGTCATAATACCTGATAAAGGAACTGCTGCACTACCTGTTAACATTAAGTTATTAGTAAATGTAGTAAACTGCTGTCCTGACTCTACTGATATTGATGAACCAATAATATGGCTACTTTCATTATCTGATAAATTATTGCTATTACCTATAATGCTAGAATTATTTGAACGATCTAAGTTGTTATCTTGACCTCCTAATATATTTGAATACTCGGCTCTATTAATACCGTTCGCTCTTCCTCCTACGATTGTAGATTGAATTGCTTCCTCTATTTTATTTTCTTGACCTCCAAGTAGAGAAGAGTAGTTAGATACTCCTAATGCTTCATTTCTAAATCCTCCTAGTACATTTGTAAAGACTGAATTCTCAATTCTGTTTTCTTGACCTCCTACAATGTTAGAAGATACACCATCGTCTATTTTGTTTAATTGACCTCCTACAATAGTTGCTGTTGCAGGAACTACTTTGTTACTAGATCCTCCTACTATAAGTGATGATTCACCTTCTACGATATTTCCTGTACCGCCAACTACTACTGCGTATTCATTTTTTGTTTTATTATCTTTTCCTCCTCCAATGAATTGAAATTCACTATCAAGTCCAGTTGCTTCTCCTCCAAATATACAGTTACCTCTACCTCCTACTATTGCACTATAGCATGATCCGCTTCCATAATGTTGGTTTTCATATCCACCTCCTATAAAGGCTGATATTACATTCGCTGCGATTCGGTTAGATTTACCACCTACTATGGCAGAATCATCTGCACCAGTTTTAATATCGTTAGCTCTACCACTTCCTATAAAAGAAGTTGGTGCTGCTATTGCATTTTCTTGACCACTGCTTATTGAACTATTAGTAGCATTTTCTTGTATTGCATTAAGATTACCGGCTGTGATTGAAGTATTATCTCCTTTAGTAACGTTACTCTCACCTGCTCCAATTATAGAACTATTTGAATGTACTTCATTAGATTTACCTGCTCCTACAAGAGATGTCTTACCTTGGACAAAATTAGCGCTTCCTCCTAAGATAGAAGAGAAGTCTACGGCAGAACCGTTATCACTACCCTCACCCATCGTAAGTGAATCTGCTATAATATCTCCAGATACTTTTAATATAGAGTTACTACCGGAATTAATTGGAGACAATCTCATTGACTCATATGTTCCACCTGGTGAAGAAGCATCTGCCTCATTATTAGCTGTAGTGTGTGTCCATCTGAAGTATTCGTTATTATTATCTCTAGTATTAAATTCTAGTCTAGAATTTGTATCACCATCTGCTGTGTTGTAGAATCTTATAGAAGCACCGTCTGTATTTCTAGACCAAATAATACCTGCTTCATCTGATGAAAATCTTGCATTACCGGCTTGAAGTATGTCTCCTGTTACAGTTAAGTTTTGACCAATATTTAATGCTTGAGAAATATTTGCATTTCCTACTACTGATAGTCTATATTCAGTATCTGCGGCATCAACATCTGATATTAACCAGTTATTACTTCCGCTAAATATTTTTCCTGCAAATCCTGTTGCTGCTGGTCCTCTAGTACTCATATTAGAACCTACAAAGATATCTAAATCATTTGAAGAGAATAGTGATGCATTACTAGGTCCAGGTGCAATAGCTACTGCATTTATAGTGAAGTCATCACCTGTGTTACTATTAAGCCATTTAACTCTAGAAATTACTCCTCCTGTTCCTATACCTCCACCGTTTGCTAAATCAGCGTGTGCATAAGTAGCTAAAGAATAATCTGTATGAGTGTTTTCTGATCTATCATCATATATTTCAAATTGAGAATCGAAAGAGCCAGTGTAGTTAGCATTTGGATGACCAAATAAACCTTTACCATCTCCTCTAATCATAAATCTAGCTTTGGCATTTTCCCATCCATCTACTTCTGCTGTACCAAATGTAATTCCTCCTTGACCTACAGTATCTTCTACACTATTAACAATCCATAATCTGTTTCCAGTTCCAGGTAGAGTACCACCTTCGGTATCATCTATAATGTTAAAACCAATAGCTCCATTCTTTGAGCTACCGTCTTGTTTGAATAAGATTGCTGGGTTATCATTTTCTCCTTGATTATCTACATTATCGGTATCACTTTCTAAAGTAATTGTTGCATCGGCTCCTTCTATAGCTTTTATATGCAGACTTTTAGTAAAGTTTATTTCATTAGTATTAAAGTCTGCTACTTTAAAACCTCCAATTGAATGAATTGAAAAAGTTTCACTATCATGAGCTATATAACCGCCGTCTCCTACTTGACCTTTATCCCCAAATTCAAACTCACCACTACCGTTTAATTTAAGAAGTTGATTTCCATTACTATCTACTTTAAGTATTTGATCATTCTTTGCGTGTGTTGGGTGATTAACATGGAAAGTAGCTGCTGGTGTATCTGTACCAATACCTGAATAGTAGTTACTAGCGTCGTAAGTAGCTACTGTTTTTTCATTATCACCTATCACTTTAACCTTAAGATTATCACCAGAAATGCGAGCACCATTTCCAACTGATTGAGTATCCCCTATTGTAAAAGAACCATTCATTGGGTTTGCAACTATAACGTCATCACCGTTATCTGTTACTTTAAACGTACCTTGGTCTATAACCATACTACCGTTAAAGCTATGAATATCATCACTGGAGTTACCAAATTTAGTTGATCCAGATTCAAATACAACAGAAGCATCATCGAACTCTGTTCGTACTTCTTGTGCTGTCAATGTTCCTCCTACTGTAAGGTCTCCTGTTACGTTCGTTTCTCCTATGAATGTAGTACTACCACTTAATACATTAGTTCCTGCTAATGTAGTGTGTCCATTATGGACTAAAGATCCTGTAATATTAACATTTCCATCGATGCTTATAGCTTCTTTGGAATTAGGTTGTATCTTATTTACTCTTAATGTGCTCATTTTAAATAATTATTAGTGTTGCGTTATCTGCTACTTCTATTAGTGATGAATTAGTTATTGGTCCGAAAAGTCCTGCGTTATAATTTGAAGGGACTTTAAAATGTTTTGTTACTGTGTCGGGATTCATAAACGTCCCGTGTTGTGTTGTAATAGCTCCAGTTGAAGATATTTCACCTGAAACGTTATGACTTCCTGTTACTTCTAAACTTCCTGTAAATGCATGTTTATCTTCTAAAGTATCTCCAAACTTGGTAGATCCTGATTCAAATATTACTGATGCATTGCTGAACTCTGTTCTTACTTCTTGAGCTGTCATGGTTCCGGTAACTGTTAAGTCACCGTCTACAGACATATCTCCTACAAAATCGTGATTATCATCTGATGTATCACCAAACTTAGTAGAACCTGATTCAAATACAACAGAAGCATTTACAAATTCTGTTCTATACTCTTGTGCTGTTACTGTACCGGTAACTGTTAAATTACCGTCTACTAAAGCATCTCCTACATTTACGAATGAACCTGTAAGTTTTAATGCATTCTGTCTGTAGTCAAATTTAAAATTAGGTGTTGCTCCATAAAGAGCATTTGCTCCTGAAACTGCACTACCTACTTTGTATTGTACATTATAGTCACTTCCTGATGGTGCACCTCCGGGTATTTGTATCTCATTATTAAGGGATGCAGTAGTAAAAAGACTTATAGCGGTACCAGAAATAGACGAAGAGTAGATAAAATGTCTAAAGTTATTATCTAATTCGTGATGACTTAATGCCGAGCCTTTATCTCCTCTTAATATAATTGCCATTTTATTCTTCTAGTTTTGCTATTCTTTTTTCTAATCCTTCTATAATACTGCTTTGTTCATTAACTGCACCTATTAATAAAGGTACAAGTTTAGAGTAGTCTACAGAAAGATACGAACTATTATCTTCCGAAACAACTTCCGGAAGGACTTCTTTTACTTGCTGGGCTATTACTCCAACTTGTGTTTCTTTTTTATCTTTCCAGTTAAAATATACACCTTCTATATTATTTACTTTTGAGAGTGCATTGTCTATAAGATAAATATTCTCTTTTAACCTTTTATCCGAGTTAGATAAAAGTCCTGCTGATGCTCTTATACTTCCTGATACTTCTAAACTATAAGTAAGTTCGGCTGGAGTATTATTAATACCTACTTTAGAGCCGCTATATATAAATCCTGATGCACCGGCTAAATTACCTGCATCATTAAATTGTATCTGTTTGTCGTTACCCTGTACTGTTCCTGTTGCTAACGGTATTACATGTGGCTCTCTATTAACCGGAACGTCCATACTACCTGTATAATGTAGGTATAGATTATTATGGGATATAGAACTAGAATAGAAAAATGAACCTAAGTTCGTATCCATCTCAGCGTACGTTAGTGCTTGTTTTTTTTGTGCTCTAAAAAGTATTCGCATTATATATCTATTTTTACTGCAAAAGTCATATCAGTATGATGTGTCTTCTGTATTGGTCTGTTTGTTTTTGCTACAGCTAACAATTGATTAGCTGAGTTATAAAGTCCTACTGTTGTAATATAAGGAGTAAAGTTTCTATCTTTTACATTATTATCAATATCTCCTAAAGAACCTGAAAGTGCTGTTCGATTATATGTAAAGTTATATTCAGAATCTTTTACTGTACAGTTAACATTATATGTATAAATAGGTTGATTTGATTTCCATCGCAGTTTATGTCTAGAATAAGTACTTAAATATCTAGCTGCTGTTTCGTCGGTAATTATTGCTAACCCTTTATTATAAATTATATCTCCTACTACTCTTCTTGGTTCAGTCCATAAGTGATTAGCTCCAGAAAGAATTAAAGCTCCTTCTCCATCATCAATTATTTCAAATCTTTGTTGCTTTCTATTAATGTCTACATATTGGTAGTGATCTCCAGGTGCTACTGATTCAGTAACAAAGTTACTTTCATCTATTGCATAATCTACATCATCTAAAGGATTAGAGCCGTACCAGTATTCTACATTTTCTACAAATTGATCTTGTCCGCTGTGTCTATGTTTACAGTAATCATCTGCAAAGTATTTATCATCTGCTTCTATTAAAGGTCTAAAGGAGAATGTTTTAGGTTCAATATGTGTACCTGTTACTCCTCTTGGGACAGAAATTACTGCAACTTCTGATTTAAGGTCTCTTGAACCGCTTAAGGTTAGGGTTGATTGTAGTGATAAGTCACTAGAGCCGGATAGTAATCCGCTACCTATACCATCTCGATAGAAATTTTGGTGCACACTATCCCATGTTAGTTTCTCATACCTGTTGTTACGGAAATCTAAAGGATAAGGGTAATATGGAGTTGAACCAGAAAAACCTCGCAATGTAGAAATATCATAGGTATCTATTAAGCTACCAGATGCTTCCCATTGTTTACGTGCTGAGTAATCAGATACGTATACGTTTTGTCTGTTCAGTTTTTTGTATGCACTCATTCATTAATAATCAAGCTTAACGCGAATTAGCGATTCCTTAGTAAAATCCTTCAACAAAGGTCTAGATAATTTTGCTATTGCTAATAAGTCGTTATTATCGTTATATAGTCCCACAGAGGTTACATACGACTGTGGAGAGTTAATCATAACATTATGTCTAATTTCACCAGATCCTGTTATTAGAGACGGGTTACTTGAGTAGTTAAATTCGTTGTTTCTAGCTCTTACAAATACAAAGTTAGAAGAAATAGTCTCTTCAGACTGTATTCTAAATTTACCGCCTTGTTCAAATAGGTCAAATGCTTTTTGAATATTTGTTGATTTTCCATCGTCATGTATAATACCTGAGCTTTCTTTTATATCTAAATCTAATCCTCCATCTGCTACAGGAGCTTGAAGAGCATTTGCATTTAAAAGTATGACACCGATATCTGGGTATAGTTTACCGTAAGAGCCGGCTGCAACAGTATGTCCATCTACTTGAAGACCTGAATTAATAGTTCCTAAAGAACCTGAAACTAAATCATATTCTCTTCCTGAATCTGTAAATGTTACAGTGGAAACTACTTGACTATTATCCGTTAAAGTTACAGAATTACTTCCAGACTGTAGTACCAGGTCTAGAGTACCGGGTAAAAGTTTTTCTTTATATCTAGCTCTATCTATTGCAATTGCGTAAAAATGATTAGAAGGAATACTTCCAAATACAAAATCAGAATCTTCATCTCCTAATACTAAAGATCTATACTGACCGAATATTGTTGAGGTTGGTGATTTACCGGGTACATTAGGGTTATAAACTATACTACCTTTTCCGTCTTTATTTCCATATGTTAATGAAAATTGTGTCCTAGAGGATTCATCTGCTGAGCCTGTTTGGTATATGTTATAATAGTAGTCTCCTGATGGACCTCCTACTTGAGTAGAAGATGTATAAAAAGAAGATAATGCAGTTACATTTCCTGACCATAATGGTGTTGAAACTGATTCAGCACTTACTACTACGTCTTGTTGATCAAATCTTTTAAATGACATAATTAGTTAGTTTTATTTATAGTTACAGGAATAGTTAATCTTGCTCCAGAATCTCTACCGATAACTGTTAATGTTGTCTGTAGTTTTGTTCTTGAACCGAATAACGTGTTTATAGTTGTTGCTGTTAAGTTTATAGTTGTTCCAATAACGTTTTTAGATACATTAGTACCTAAGGTAGTAGTTGAATTTAACTGTTCTGCTTCTTCAGTATTTATACCCACTCCTGCAAAGGAATTTAATACTCTAACATCTGCCAATGTAGCAGTGTATCCTGATGCTTCAAAAGTGCTAGTAGCTCCTTGGAAGTTTAACGTCTGTGGTGTAATTGCTACAGAAGCTCCTTGCTTAAGAGTAATTGCTCCAAATCCTAGATCAAGTATTGGTAGTTTAGAAGTACCTCTTGGAAGGGTTACTAGTTTGTACTTCATAATTTGAGTCTCATCAGGAAAAGCTTCTAAAAGCGGCATATTTTCAATTGCCTCTCCGTAGAGTGCAGAACCTGAGGGATGGAGTGGATTGTATAAAGTGTAATCAATCTCATCATCTGCTAATGCAAATTGAGTGATCTTAAAAGAACCGTCCCCTCTAGCTAACAATTCTCTTCCTTTTTTAGTTAAAATCGCATCCACTGTTACGATCGAATTATCTAAGTATCCCATTTTGTGTTATTGTGTTTTATATAAATATGTTGTAATAATGTTTTATCCCTATGCACCACTGCCTGTTATTTGACTAATTGATTCTTCAATCGCTACTCCAAACTCATCTGTAGTGTATACGCTTCCTTTATCCGTTGCATGTATCTTACTGGAAACAACACGAATAAATTGATTTCCATCTTCTCTATAAATTAAACTTCCTGATGTAATAGTTCTATTATTTTTTATTGATCTAACTTCAGGGAAAGAACCAGGTATGTAATATGGACCTGTTCTAACAGATGTAGAATGAGTTCCTTTTTCAGTATAAACCTCAGTACTAAATACTCTAGGTGGTTCTTCAACGTTAAAGTATAGCTTATTTAAATCCGTATCTCCCTGTCCAGCAGCTAATATCGTTTCATTATTAGAATCTAAAGGATGTAATGTTCCTTCAAAGTTAATATATGTTTGAGCAGGGTTGTCTCTTTTTATTCTAGCATTATTTTTAGTCCCACTGTATCTAGCATTTGTCCACCCTGTTGTTGTATAGTTGCTATAGTTAATTTCTGCTAATGTAGCAGTTTCAGATACTAATGATCCTAAATTTGATGGGTTAGCACTATCTGTATTTCTGTCTACTTGATAAGCAGATTTATTTGTTAGTACAGTAAAGGCATTACCCTGTAGTATATTAAAGTCATTATTTTCAAAATTATCTGCTAAGTAATTTAAAAATGTAAACTCTACATTAAAATCAGCAGGAGTACCTTGAGAGTCGTTGCTTGCTGGTATATTTGAGATTTGTACTGGTTCAGTCTGTAAGTAAAAATATCCGTTTAGTCTTGATATTGTCTTTATAGGAACTGTCACTTTTTCTGTAGCAACAGTAAACTTTAATGCTTGTATTTGTTTTAATGTTGCCTCTAATGATACGTTATTTGCACTTGAAAACGGTACTGTTACACCGGTTACTTTATAAGGAGGGAAAAATGAATTATATCTGTAGTATATTTTAGAAGTTCTTGAAACTCCATCAATTTCAACAGTACCTGTCTCTATACGTTCGTATATACCATAGTTACCGTTTGATCCGGTTTCAGTTGTTGTTACGTCTTCACTAGCAAGTATACCGTATTGAGCTACCGGCAATCTAACAGAACCGGTACTCACACTACTACTGTAGAGTAAGTTAATATTACCTGTTCCGTATGCGGAAGGATCGGTTACTTTAAATTCTAATTCTGTCATGTTTACCTTTTATATAAATATTTTAGTTTCATTAATCTAAATCAAAATATAATACTTCATCACCACCTGAAGGTGGATTAAATGTTAAACTTGCCACAGGTTGTTGGTTAATTAACATATTACTTCCTCCTGGGTCTATATCATAGTAAGCTATTTCAAATGTACCCATATTGCCGTTGCCGTTATTCTGAGCATTTTTCATTTCTATTCTATTTACACCCTTTGTTAAATGAATTGGGTCAAAAAAAGTTACTTCCATAAGTTCCATAGGGCAAACGAATCCGCTGTTTTCATCGGTCATTGTTAGCTCATTATTACTGGATGCTATAAATAAACCGCCTACTTGTGCATTTTGACTTAAATCTAAAAGTCCAATTTCTACACCGTTGATTATAATATTGAAGTTATCATCTTTAGCTGAGTTTGAATTACATACTTGCATTGTAAGTATTCTATTATCAAATCCCGGTGGAGATTTTCTGAATCGAGCATAATAGTCAGGTGCCAGTTCGAATACGTCATCAGGGTTTAATACTAATGTCTTATCTAAGGATATCGGTTCATTGGAATCCTTCTCATCTGGGAACCATCCTATAAACTCTCCCCATTGTTCAACCGCGTGTGCTTCGACTGGTTCAAATTTACTATCAGAAAATTCAAAAGGGTATGTCAAATCTTTTGCCTCGCTTACTGCTCCTTTATCTTTAAAATCATTGTAGAAAATGTCAACAGATCCTGCTCCTTCATCTATACTGACTGGGGTGAATAATAGATATTCTCCTAAAGGGGTAACTTCTAATGAAATGTCACATGCTAGGGGTATGATATTTGCTTGATTAAATGCTCTTACGTTAAAGAGTATAGTAGGTTGCTGTTGACTTTTAAATAGATTTGCTCTATTTAATTCTCCTCTTTTAGTTACTGCTATAGTAGATCCGCTAAATTCACCTGTCATTCGAGGTTCTTCACTAGTCATGTTCCTTGGTATCTCACCTATTGGAGAGACAAAGGTACTATCATAGTTGGTTGTATACGGGTTTTTATTTGCTTTACCAAAAGCATCACCGCTTGATCCTGTAATGTTAAGTAGGTTTATAGAACCGGTAATCAATTCATCTCTATACGATACTTGTACCTGTTTAGCTTTACTTCTATGTAGAATATGTGAACGTACTATAACACCGGTTGTAGCACTAGATCTAGCAGGAATAAACTCTTTTACTAATCTAAATATTACGTTGTCAAAAAACTTTATTAATCTAATATAGTCCGTAGGTTCTCTATAGTTTGCGAGTTCATCATTCCATTTCCAGCGATCTTTAACTATATTACCTCTTACATCTTTGTCAGTATCTTCCCATCTTAGTACTACCCATTGCCAGAAGTTATAAGGTGAAAAATCTCTGTCAAATGTCTCTTCACAAAATTTATCTAGAAGGTAGTATTTATCTGAGTTTGATTCTCTTGGGTCACCTATGTAGTCGTCATAATTATAACTACCACTATACTTTAATTTTATTACATCATTAGTAGGTTGTGCAATATCAAACCCTACCTCTATTTCATGTAAATCGTCAGTAAACTTATTTTCTTTTCTTGCTATACTTGTATAAAGAGAAAGTGTACTACCTGTGACTATCGAACCGGTATTCTCTAATCTTAGTTTATCTAATGAACTAGTAACTTCTTGTTGAATAGAGAAGAACTGCCCTGTACCTACCTGCTCTCCACCTTTTTGTTTTATAGTTAATAGATTCTCTGGTATTCCAAAACAATTAATAAGAGCTCTTAATCCTCTATGAGTACCTTTAGCTTTAGTTAAATAAGGAAGGTTGTGGTAAATACGTTTATATACTTCTTTCTGGTAGTTATCTTCAGGCATTGGTTGAAGATATTCTAATCCACTTCCTGAGGTAATCTGTCTATAGCTATTAATTACTTCTCCAGTACTTCCGGAATCATACGATTCTCCGACGAATGCTGAGAATAAATTCTGTAGGCTTTTATTACTATTGTATAAGTTGTAACCGAAACTTTCAATTGCATCTCTAACTAAATCTTTTGAAATACCAAAGTCTAACCTGTTGTCAGCATCGTATTTATCAGAAACTGCTTTAAAGTATATCCAAAGGTTATCAAAATGTTGACCTATCATATGAGTAAACATAATAACAGGTTCATTTGATTCATCATCCCTAACGTATAAAGGGAGTGTATTAGTTAATACATCGTCATTTAAGTTATCATATACATCAGCTAGTTCTATCTGCTTTGCAAACCATTCAACTGATTCAGCGGTATTGCTTTGCTGGTTAGTATGTGGACGTTTATTATTTGATTTAGGCCAAGCATGAGAACCACTTTCATAGTATAAGAACCTATCGTAGTGATCAAAGTTTTCAACAATACCTTTAAGTAATCCGTTATAGTATTCTCTACTTCCTGATATTCCTATCTTAGCGTATCCGGTGCTTTCTATTGTAGCAATACTATTTTCGTAAGACTCTATTAATTCAAGTTTATATTTAAAGTTACGAAGTCTTTCTTCTGCAGATGAGAAATGTATAAAGTCAGAGTAGTTTGAATGATCAATACTAATTTGTGCACTATTCTCATTAAACATTGAGTATAGAGAGTAGTATGAACTTGTTACTGGAAAGCTAAATAATTCGTCGTAGTTAAAGAACTCTGTTGGATTATTATTCTCTTTAGAAAGCTCTACATCAAAGTTAGGACCTTTAAGAGATGGTATTTTAATCTCATCAGGAATTATCTCGGTATTAACTGTAAAGCTAACCGTATCTGCTATTGTTTCTAAGACTCTACAAAGAGATTTCTTCTCCCATGTATTTGGTAGTGGCTCATATAATTTTAATACAAGAGAAACGTTATTTTTGTATTCCTGTACATCTATATTAATAATAGAATATATATTATTTTTACCGAAGTCTAATTTTAAATCTGAGAAGTAAGAGTTATTCTCTAGTTTTGCTCTTATTTGCTGCACTCTAAGATCTAAGTCTTCATTAGACATCTCTAAAGTGAGTAACCTTATTTCTGTGTTATCACTAGAAGTCTCTTCTAAAAAGAATTTTTTAGGTAAAGTTGAATCAGAAAATAGATCTGAAAAGAAATTATAGCTTAGTAGTATATCTCCATTCCTAAACCCGTTTGCTGTTGCATCGTTTGCTGGGTTTATTTCTAGATTAGATGCTCCTGATTTACCTGCTCCTGCAGACAGGCTAGATTGACTTGCTCCTACGTAGTTTACTTGAGACTTAAGAAGTACTCGATCTAATGTATAGAAATGCAGGTCGATAAAATCAACACTACTATTGTAAAGGTTGTTTATAGAAAACGGACCTACTAACTCTTTATCCTTAACTTTAAGTTCGGATTTAGATTCGTAGTTTATACTTTCTACTTGGTTTACTATGTATTTAGTTCCCGCCATCGTCTATTCCAGCTTTTGTATTTGCAAGTGATATTTCTAAATCTACTACTTTTTTGTTAGCTTCTAAAAGCTGATCTCTTAATTCTGCTATTTCATCTAATAGAGGCTGTATATCTAGTAAGGCTTCTTGTATTTCTACTAACTCACTACTTCTTTCTATCAAGTACTTATGAGATTTACCTTCTCCTTCAAGTGGTATATCTAAATATAACTCTTCATAGTCTTTAAAAAACTGCTCTACTGTCTTTATCGATACCTCTTCTTCTTCAGTAATAAACGATTTAAATTCTCTATCTACAACTTTTCCAAAAGAATCTTTTGTATATACTGTTTTTTGTATCTTAATATTGTTACCCATTCCTTACAACTTTGAATACATTTTTATTATCTAATACCACTGTACTGCCGTCTAATATAGTCTTTACTAATAGTCTATAGTACCTTTCTGGTTGAAGAGTATCCATATGAATATCAAAATAACTACTAGTATTATCAGCACTTATTTTTGTATAGGTACTATCAAAATCAATAATCATTTCTTCACTATATTCATCTTTAATTGCATAGCAAGAATTCTCAGGTAGTTTGTACTCTGTCTTATATATTGAACCTGTACTAAATGTTCTTGTTGGATATTTAGGTCTAGCTGAAAGTCTAAATCTACTTATCTCTGAGTCAATATATTTTTCTTTATGGTTCTTAATACCTACCGTTGATATATCTGTTGTAAGTTCAGTAAGTTCGCTGTCATATTTACTATCCTCCCATTTAAACTCTAAGTAAGGAGGGAAAATTGTACTACTATTACTACCAAAGTATTTTAAATTAATTGAAGATGTAGTTTCATTTTCTTGATTATCATTAAACTTAACTATGAGTCCGTGATTATCTATCTCTTTACTTTCTACAGAATTTATAAACCCAGTAACATCTAAATTAATATCTAAATCAGCTGTAAGAGAAAATAACTGTGATGTAGTTTTAGAACCTTCTAAGAAATCACATCCTGGTGTATTCCATAATGTTGAGCCGCCAGTTACTGTCCATGATACTCCGGAAGTATTAATAGGGGTATCCCCAATTTTACCGGTACCTTGTATCCATGGTTTACTTATTGGGCTAGTTTCTACAGTATATGCTGTAGGTAGTTGAGCTGCATCTGCTAAATACATATGTAATGAGGCAGAATAGGAGCCGGATATCTTTGAAGACAATGCATTAGAAATATCATCATCTGAAAATTTAATTAGTATCCGGCTTGAACGTCCTATTCCATCATCATCAGGGTATGAACGAAGTTCTAATATTTCATCTAATCCAGCATTTCCATATACTCCTGCTACATTAGGTTTACTAAGTACTGTTGCGTCTTTTTCTGGGTAAATTCTATATATTGCCATTCTATAATGTTGTTACTCTACCTTCTATATCATTATTAGGAAACTTAACTTCAAAACAACAAGGGTCGTAAGAAGGGTAGAGAACATTGTTTCTTGTTGCTCCTCTTGTATCGTATCCGTATTCACTGTACTTACCTCCTGCTTTATTGTCTAGTTTTATACTCTTCACTGTCTGTACTCCTGGTATTCTATCTAATTGAGTATAGAGTGATGATATGTTAATAGGTTGGTTTATTGTTAATTTATCTTTAGCAAACAATGACTTCAGTTTTTCTGTACATTTTAATAGTACATCTCTTGATTGAAAATTAGGAAGTGTTATAATTTCAAACTTAATTCCAATATTAACTACAAAAGCGTCTTTTAAATCAACTGCGTCAGTAAGCATCATATACTCAGATAAATATCCTTTAATATTATCTTTTAGTGTTTTAGATGCAGGAACTAAATGTCCGTTGTTATCATACGCAAGTACATATAGTGCTAATGCTAAACTATTCATTCCTAAAGCAGATTTACTACTAGACTCTGTATGGTCTTGTGTTGCATATATCTTAGCTATAGAGCCGTACTGTGGCGGTAAAGATAAAGATCTAACTGCATAATCTTGGAGTGTTACAACTCTTTTTTGTTCTGCATAAGATCTTATACTGTTCTCTCTTAACTCTTCTACAGTATCTCCATCTCTTCCTCCTAGAGCAGGAGTTAGGTTGTTAAATACTAACGATGAAACTTTAGATGAATCATTTGCTGATGCTGTAATTACATCTATAGAATTTATCGTGTTAGCAGGAGCGTTTGCTTTTACTCCTCCTCCTACAATATACCTAATAGTTAAAGTTGTATTAGAGGGTGCTAATCCGTATGATTTTGTAAATAAGAAATTAGATGGATCATAAGCTACATCGAGTCTAGGTAATTCACCTCTTGTTTGGTATGCTATGGTGTTAGGGTCAGGTAAAAATTCTTCGTTATTTTCTGTGCTTATACCTGCTCCAAATTGTATTTGTAAAACACCTGTTGAGGTTAGTCTTGTTACAAACCTTCTTGGTACTCTTTTTAATTTAAGTACATTAGGTGCTAGAGCTTTATCTTCTGTTATATTTTTTTCTCCTACAAATACTGTATCCTGTCCTAAGAATGGAACTTCATACCATAAGTTACCGTCGCTATCTGTTATATCTAATATGCCTACTATATCTGCTTCCTCTATTGAAAGTGTAGCGAATTTTTCTGATGTTGTAAATGATTCTTGTATAGATTTTACTTTACCTGAAAATGCTTTTGTTGTTTTCTTAAGAAGGAATTCAGAAGGTTGACCGTCTGTCAATGCACTTACTGTAATTTCAGTAGGATCATATGAGCTAGAAAAGTTAAAATCAACTTTGTTAGTCATTAAGAATGTAGTCTGGTCTTGTGTTGTAGACTTTATTGTGCTGTTTTCAGCAATAGTAATAGCTTGATCAAAATCCGGTTTAGCTTTAGGTCCTATTGCATCAACATTCTGTGTTATAGTTAATTCAACTTCAGCTACGTTTGTAGCCTTAGGACGGTACCCCATCATATAAGCTAAAGAATATAGATTAGCAGGGTTCTTAGCGTGTTGAAGAAAGGTTTCCTGTAATTGTGTATCTTGATAAAAGGACATTACGTCCCCAACGTAGGAAGCCATTTCTATTAACATCAATCCTGGTGATGTTGGTGAAAAGTCATTATAAGAATCAGGAAAGTATGACTTAGCATACTCAACTAACTGACTTCTAAAGTCGTCAAAGTTCTTATTTATATATTTTATGTCTCTAGTCTCTGCCATTATGTTGATACGTTTATTAACAATTCATCATCAATTCCTGTATCAGCAATAGAGTATGCAAGATAGAATCCAACTGTATTCATATCAGGGTCTGATGTTAATTTTATTTCTCTTGGTAAAACTTTTGGAAAGTAAACTCTTAAAGCTTCTCTTGCTTTAGCATCGAGTGCGTCCAATTTTGTTTCTGTAATATTTTCAAATAACTCGCTTCTAAGTCCAAATCCAAATAATGGATTTAAATATCTTTCATTTCTACCAGTTAGGAAATAGTTAATAAGGTTGTTCTTAATAGCATCTTTAGTTTGATAGTTAGAACTAAACGCTGTCTTACTGGAAAACGGTAAGTTTATCCCAACTGCTTTTCTAGGTTGTAAATCTAAAGGGTTTATTTTTCTAACTTCAAATGCCATATTACTGTATTCTTACTCTATCTTTTTTATAAGATGCATCTAGCACCTCTTTTGCTTTACCTACAAAGTCTAACTGTGAAATATCTATTCCAGGTAGTGCTCTATCTTGCATTCCTAATTGAGATGCCATCTTTGCTGATGTTGAAGGAGGGGCTGAACCAATTATGTTGTTGTATTCAGTTGGTGTCATTCCAGCTTTAGTCATCGAAAGCATTTCATCTAATGTATTATTATTTGTTTTAACAGGGGTATGCCTGCTAGCTACCGGTTTAGTAGTGTTTACTGCTTGAGTAGGTCCGCTATAGAACGTTTGTTTAGGGTTACTAGCTATTTTAACTGCTTCAGTTAATACTTCTTGTAACTCTTCCTTAAACGCTGCTCTAACTTCTTCTCGTATAATTGTCCTTAATTGATCGAGTTTCATATATATAAATAGTTAAGTTAAGAAAGTTGATTGTCTATTCTAAATTTTATTTCTTCTAAAAGTACTTCTTTTGAAGAACTGTAGGAATTAGGTCCTTTTATTACTATCATTCCATTCTTTGAAGCCGAAGCAAAATGCCTTGGCGCTAAGACTGGGGATTCAGGTGTTCTTTGAATCTTTAAGTTAAATCCTTTATAAAAAGTATCACTAGATTCCTCTGCTCCTTTTGATTCTTTCTCTATAAACGGTGAGTTTAATTTTGATAATTCATCTTTAAGCTCTTTAAGTACGTCTACCGGTATAGAGTTCGTTATGTTCCCACGAATCTTCCCAATGCTTTCTCTAATTCCATTAGAAGCATCAGAAGAGTTAGGATCAATATTTTTGTCTTTAGAAAAATTATCAAATTCATTTAACCTATTACCTGATTTATTTTTCTGGTTATCATTAGATTTACTATCTTTTAGTTTACCGTCTGATGTATCTGTTTTTGAAAGAGTATCTGAGATATTCTTAAGTATATTATCTATTTGATTAAATGCTTTTGCTTGACCGGTTAACCCTTTAGAGTTAATATCTAACTCTACTACTTTAACCTTCTTCTCCGGAACACCTGCTTTACTTATATCTCCTGTTGTTAGTATGACTGCAAACTTACTAACTACCTTATCTCCGTTTTTTTCAGCAGGTAGTCTAAAAGCGTCACCTTCTTTCATCACATTTAACTTAGCTCCCTTATTAGGAAAATCTCCTAAACTCTTACTTCCTTTCAAAGCAACTGCTGCTAATCCTACCTTCTTTGCTAAGTCTTTCTCTACTTTAGATTTAGGAGAGTCTGTGTTTTCTTCTTCTAATACCGAAGCACCGAATCCATCTAAAACATTATTACCGTCTGCATCAACTATACCCAATGCTTGAAGTTGAGGAGGAGTAAGTTTTGCTTTTGCAGTATTACATATCTCACAAACTGCTACAGTTGGTGCTATTGCTGCTACTTTAGCGTTCATAGCTGCTGTTGAGCTTGCTACACTCTTTAAAACTCCTTCTACAGAATCTGCTGTAATTAACATTGCAATGGCAAATTCCTTCATTAAGTTAAGTATATCAGCAAAGTTTGTAGTAAATGCTGTAGGTAGACCTATAATTAAACCACCGGCTGGTCCTGGAGGGATACCAATTGCTTGAGGTACTGGTAATTTAATAATAGTATTAACAACTGCTAATATACCACTAACTGGTCCTTTTATAGCAGCAGGTAGTGCTGCAAATGCTCCTAAGTTAGAGGAAAGGGCTCCTGATAGAGCTGCTAAACCTGCAAGCTTAGAAGATATTTGAGCTAATTCAGCTGGAGAGGGACATTCAGGTTTTCTTAAAGCATTGGATGCTTTTGAAGTTGCTGCTAATCCTTTAGACAGTACTACACCGTTCATCTTACCGACTTGTGATCCGATGACTCCGTGTAACTTTGGGGGTTTAAACTTTTCAAATGGCATACTACTCTGTAAATACTTTAATTGAATCTAAATCGTCTATTGCTTTTTTAATAGAACCTAAAGGCCCTGCCATGGAAGCTCCATGTGATTTTATTTGAGATAAGCCAGGTGCTGATGAGCCTGCTGTCGATACAGCTGCTAATGCTTTTCCTAGCCTCTGTAATTCAGAGAGTAGGTCTCTCATCCAATCTTGTGTTGTTGCTCCAAGTAGTACAGGTTCCTTCTCTTTAAAAGCTCCAGTACCTAAGTATACTTTAGTAGCATCTACAGCTACATACTCTTCTCCGTCAAAACTAACTCTTGCAGCATTACCTCCAATATCTTCTGCAGCAGAAAGAAGTATATTTTCTTTCTTTGCATTGAAGAATAGTCGTCCTGAGTTTATCATTACTTGAGAACCTTTGTATACGTCTCCTTCATCAGGAGCACTTTCCCATGCCTTACGCTTTTTATTAGCTTGGCTTATTTTAATTTCATGATCCTCTACTAAATAGATAGAAGCAGGGTCATCGTTAATATTTTCTACTATTGGAGTATCAGGTGATGCGCCGCTTTTACCGTTACTTATAATTGTAATAGGTTTCTGGTCATCGTTCTCTACAAACATTTTATCGTGATCTACTCCAGTAAATCTTATAGTCTGTCCTTGTCTACCTTCTATAGTTAAATCACCCTGAAAAGGTTGCAAAGGTGCTACATTTGCTTTATCTTCGTAATTATAACCTAAATCTTCTATTCCTTGTTGAGTATCAGGAAATGCATTTACATGAGGATTATTCCATAAGTTAACTATAGTGGTATAGTAAGCTCTTGAATTTTCGGCATCGGCATCGTCTCTATCAATGGCTGGTGCTGCCTGTAGTAATACTATCTCATTTAAAAGAGGATATG